GCCTTGACACTAGAAACTTCCCTATTGAACATTTGCGCAACCAACTCGATGTACTCAGGCAGCAGGCCCATATCCTTCAGATAGTTGAGATACAACTGCGCAACTTCACGTACCTGCGACTTATCGAACATTGTCTCGTCAATTTCGATATACTGTCTAGGCAGACCACGCACGTCTGTCCTGTGATCGAAATGATTGAGAAAGCGGACAAGATCGTCAAGACTCTTCCGCTGCATCACAAGCACGTTGGGTTTGTAACAGTAAAACTCGCGTTTTACTATGTCCCGAAACGCTGGAGAGAGCAGCGCAACACTCTTACCAGTCGGGTCATACTGAACGGACTGCGGAAGTCTCAACGCTGAGTCGTAAGTCTCATCCATCTCAGGCTTCAATTTTCCTTTAAGCATGAGATGCAACTTCTTCGTGCGCTGTGTTATTTCAGCAATGCTGAAATCTTTGTCATCAAACAGACGCCGAAGTTTCTCAGCTGACTGTTTGACAGACCACTCGCGAATGTTACGCTCATTCGCTGCCACCGGTTCTTGAACACTAAGAAACTTCTCAGTATCCTTCACGAAGTAAACTTCGTACATGGCTTTTCTCACCATGGCCCATTTTTCATCCGTACCGCTGGCCGTCAATTGATATGGCGTATCGGCATTGCGCTTGGCAAGTGTTGCCAACGTATTGACCGTATTATTCTTGATGTGCGGCAACACGTGACCACGCAACACAGGTTTGAACGCAATCTCGGGTTTCAAAAACTCGATTTTGCTGACGTCAATCTTCATACGCAATGTGCGCGCGATAATACTGACTTCACCATAGGCCCGGTCCGCTTCAACGTACTCAGTGTTCATGACCAGACTGTGAGGAAACAACATCATCAAAGCAGACCTGATGTCTTCCAGAGGTGTCGCAGACACTGCACCTCTTGAAGTCTCGAGCTGTAACGGTGGTGCCAGATAACTGTTATACACGACATCGACCTTAGTCGACTCAGTTGGAGCACTGTCCAAAACACGCCTAACAAGCTCGTCTGCTTCAGGTGTAAAACCTTGAGCGTCGTCAAGATGCCTGCACCGCATTTCCATCAACGGCGTTCGACGTAACTCGTCCTTG